AGGGACTGCTGGACTTCGACCTGCTTATCAAGCAACGGGGTGGAATAACACCCCTTCTGTTGGGTTTACAGCCGCAACTCAACGTTTAGTAGGCACCGCTTCTTTTACGCCCCTTGTCAACACCGCGGCATTTACAGCGTTTGCGGTAATCAATCAAACAGCGACAGGCTGGTTTTTTGAACATGGACCCACTACCCCTACGGCAAGAACGGGATTAGTTGTTATTGGCGCTGATTTGCTTGCGGTTCTGAACGGTCAGACTACAGGCACAACAATTGCCACGAACACAAATTATCTACTTGCATGGAGATTTGACGGTAGCGCCTCAACAAAATCAATTTTACGTGTAAATGGTGCGCTGGTTGCATCAGGTGGGATTACGGCAACGACCACGACAAGTACAGGCCCTTTGTTTGTTGGATTTGGTCCTGACCCAAATACTTTTACAGGTAGAATGCGAGACCTTTTAATTTTGCCTTATGCGGCGACTGACAGGCAAATTGAGTTGATAGAAGGATATTTATATTGGAAGGACGGTCGGCTTATTGACGCGCCGCCCGCCGCGCACCCGTTTCGTAACCGCCCGCCGCTTATCGGGGACTGAAATGTTAAGGGCTAGAGTTCCTAGGATTGCAACAATTGGTTTATCGCCAATAAATGGCGTTTCTTCAGGTGATTTTCCTTTATCTGGCAGCGCTACTGGCGTGGTTGTCATTAACAGTGTTTCTTCAGGTGATTTTCCTTTATCTGGCAGCGCTACTGGCGTGGTTGTCATTAACAGTGTTTCTTCAGGTGATTTTCCTTTATCTGGCAATGCTGTTGGTTCCGTTGTCATTAACGGTGTTGCATCTGGTGATTTTCCCCTTAGCGGTTTAGCAACTGGAGCTATTGGTTTGCCGCCAATAAATGGCGTTGCATCAGGGGATTTTCCCCTTAGCGGTTTAGCTACAGGAACTGTCACTGGTGAAGGAAACGCGCTAACACCCAATGGTGGCGCGCGCAGAGAGTATCAACCTTATTATTATGAATTACAAAACCGCCGCAAAATTGAAAGAAAATTTGAAGAAGCTGAACTTGATTTAAAAGCTACAGAAAACAAAATTGAGGCGCTTGAACTTAAACGTACACGAGATTTAGCAGATGAATCAATGCAAGAGGAGCTTTTGGCTCTTCTTACACGGCAAAATGAATTGATAAGGATTATCAATGACTTACAACAACAAAAACTAATGGTGATGAGGGACGATGAGGATTTTATAGCGATTTTAATGTATTTAAACTAACCACTTGCAATTAACCCAAAAGGAATGTATTATGGAAAATAACATGGATGTTACCGTACAAACGGATTCGCCTGTTGAAGATCGCTTCACTGTTGAAACCAATGTAGTTCCAGAAAATGTTGAGCCTGAAAAGGTTGAGCCTTCCACGGAAAAATCTACAGAAGTAGAAACGACAGATTCGGAACCCGATGAGGAACCGACTGAAAAAAAGTCGATTAACCCCCGCACAGCCCAGCGTAAAGCTGAAAAAGAACGTCTTATTCGTGAAAATGCTATTTTGGCTGAAAGGCTAAGGCAATATGAAGAAGAACGTGCTGCAAATTCAGGCAAGCCAAAGGCTAAGGATTTATCAAAAAAGCCCGACATTCAAGATTATGACGATGTGTTGGAATACACAGAAGATTTGGCCACCTGGAAAGCTGGTGAAATTTTTGAGAGTAGAACATCACAACTTAATCTGCAAAAACAAACTGAAGCACTTGCTCAAAGAGCTGAAATTGTAAGAGCGGAAAAGCCTGATTTTGATGAAAAAGTTGGCGGATTGATAGAAAGCGGATTGCTTACGGCGGATATTGAGAAGGCTATTTTGTCTTCATCCATCGGTGCAGATGTTAGCTATCACTTAGCTGAATACGGTGCGGACTTGATGACCCTGCGAGGGCTTCCTGCCGAGGCGCTGCCTAAAGCGATAAAGGCTATTGAGGACTTTATTAAAAAAGGCGGCAATCAACAGGAAAAACCAAAAATCACAAAGGCGGAACCCCCTATTGCTCCCCCAGGTGTAACAGTTAATGCCGACAGGCCATTAAGTTCATACACTCAAGAAGAAATAGAGAACATGCCTTTAAGTCAATTTAACAAATTTTAAGGAGAGACGCTTTGGCCAACCAAGCTCCCATTCAAACTATTCTGTGCAAAAAGGCGTTAGCGCGTTTGCAGAATAAACTACCTATGACCGCAACTGTGAACAAAGACTTCCAAGCGGAAGTTGCTGACTCACAAAAGCGTCATGGTGGCACTGTCAATATCGAAAAACCACCTGTGTACAACGTGCGCTCTGGTGAGATTATGGAAGTGCAATCAACCGTTGTTCCAGTAATTAGCACTACCCTAAGTATGTTTGGGGTTGACGTGTCGGCCAGCCAACTTGACCTGCAAGTATCTTACGATGCGGTGCAAAATGGTATGTACGATGGTGTTCTTGATGGGGCAGCATCTGCTCTGGCGGCTAAAATTGAAGCCGACGGCTTTGCCCTTGCACTAAAAGTTGCCAACACGGTTGGAACTCCTGGAACTGCCATTACCGACCCTAGTATCCTTTCGACGGCTGGTGCTTTGATTACCTCCAACGGCGGTGATATTAGCAACCGAATTGGTTTGTTGAACAGCTTCCAAAACGCAAGCTTTGCCAGCGGTGTTAAGAACTACTTTAACCCTGTAAATACGGTTAGTGACGCTTACGCCAAGGGCATGTTGGGCAATGGTTATGGGTTTGACCTTTATGACGAGCCTGTAGCTGGCACGTTTACTGCTGGTACTTATGGTGGAACGCCATTGACCAACGGTGTTTTGGTTGAAGGAAATACCATTGTGACCGATGGGTGGACTGCAACCACAACCTCTCTAAATGTGGGTGATACCTTCACTATTGCTGGCTGTTTTAACCGCAATCCACAAACTGGCTTGTCAACTGGCGAGCTTAAGCGGTTTGTGGTCGCCACTAAGACTGTTACGGATGGTTCTGGTAACTCGACCATTACAATTGGTGAGGACGGTATCATTCTGAATGGTCCACGTCAAAACGTCATTAACGCAAGTGGGACTTCGGTTATTGCGGATAACTCGGCAATTACTGTTACCTCTGGTGCTTCTGGTGTTACATCAAAACAATCGCTTGTTTACCACAAGAACGCCTTTACCTTTGCGATGGTTCAACTTGCCAAAGTGCCTAGCAATTTGGGCGTTATGTCAACCGTTGTACAAGACAAGATGAGTGGGTTGTCTATCAGCATGAAAGAAGCTTACTCCATCGAAACCAACCAGCGTGTTGTGCGTTTTGATGTGCTTTACACATGGTTAGAAACCTATCCACAAATTGCTTGCCGAATCCTCGGTTAACCCAATCTTATAGGAGTACTTACCATGGCTGTAGCCACTACAACTAACAAAGTTTCTTTGTTACAAAACGCTAATAACGTTCAACCAGATACTATTAGGCAAACTTTTAGTATTACCACTATTGCCGCTGCTGGGACAACTCAAGCAACGGGGACTGCAATTGGTAGTGACAAACCATTTGTTCTTATTAGCAATAATACTGCAACTAACGGTGTTGTTTTGCCAGTTGCTGCCTATATTGGCCAAGAAATCACGGTTTACCCACAGTTGGCCACCAACGCACCGTTGGTATATCCTCCTGTTGGCGGGACTGTAAACAGTGGTACGGCTAATGCTGGCGTAGCAAGCACTGCACGTAAAGCGGTTAAATACGTTGCTGTTGACCGCACTGGCCTAAACTGGGTTACCATTGGATTGTAATCATGGGACGCAGACCAAAGGATTACATTGCTCATACGCAAGAGGGCGATAAAGTTCAAGGTTCGGAGTCGGGGGTGGTTGTACATGCCATCTCCGACGAAGAATGGGAGCGCCGCACCAAACTTGACGTGAGTAACCCAGACTATATAAACCCATCTTACGATAGGTAGGTTATGGCCTACACAGCCCTAAATCTGATAACCGACGTGTTACTAGATATGGGCGTTATAGCTGACCAGGAGACCCCCACTTCTTCCCAAAGCGTGGGGGCTTTGGTTAAGCTGAACGACCTTATTGAGTCATGGAATCTTGACCCGCAAAAACTTTACGGGGCAACAGAGTTTATCATTCCGTTTGTGGCCAACAAAGCCACTTATACGATAGGCATTGGCGGGGACTTAAACGTCCCGCGCCCTAATGGTGTTTTTGCCGCCTTTGTGCGTAACACCACCGCAACACCATCACAGCAGCAAGATATTCCTATTACCATACTAAATGACCAGCAATGGGCTGACATTCCAGTTAAGGGCATGACTGGCACGTTTCCCTATGCGGTATGGTTCAACATGACCAACCCATTGATAACGGCTTACGTCACCCCAATTCCTACGGGTTCTAATTACAGCCTGGTGTTTTGGGACAATAA